TCCCAAGGATACCAAGTAATTCCTTGGGAGAAACTCACTCCTCTGGCCGGTATGGCTCCGGCAGCGGCATCCAGGCAGTCACTGTGTCATACACATTTGCCAGATTCCTTTTCTCTTTTTCCACTAGATCACAGTATACCCATTCGTTATAATCATCGGAGTACTGCCAGATCCCTTCGCCTATATATTCTGCCTTATACACACCATAGCTCTCTGGGTGGTATGTCTTTTTCTCTTCTGGAAGCCAGTCAGCGTCATAATCGCTGATCCATTTAGAATGTTTTACAGTCGCCCAGACTGGTTCTCCTAGCTTCGGCAGCCTCTCCTCCACCGGGATCCAGCGGTGCTCCGATGTTTTTCTGTTCGCGTTTAACGCCTTGATTTCTTCCGGCGCCAGACCGGTGTCCTCGTACTCCATCAACTTCCAGAGGGCTCCATACAGCCGCTCCCGTA